TTGCGGGCCGGGCGGTGTTTGGAGGCTTTTCGTCCGGAAACCATACGCGCGCTTTTGTCATATGCTGTAAGGCGGATGAAACTGTTACGGAAAGCGTGGTTTCGGGAAATGAAAGAAATCTGGAACATGATCCAGTTGGCATTCGTGGCGATCGGAGGCTGGTTCGGCTGGTTTTTAGGCGGCTTTGACGGTTTTCTTTACGCGTTGGTCGTTTTTATGGCGATAGATTACCTGACCGGCCTGATGGCCGCGGTGGTGGAGAAAAAGCTGTGCAGCGAAGTCGGATTCCGGGGGATTTTCAAAAAGGTCCTTATCTTTCTGTTCGTGGGCATCGGCAGTGTGATTGACAAACAGATTATCGGAGAGGGCAGCGTTCTGCGCACCGCCGTCATTTTCTTCTATATCTCCAACGAAGGGATCAGCATCCTGGAAAACGCGCTCAGAATCGGGCTTCCCATTCCCCAGAAACTCAGGGACGCGCTGAACATGCTCAAAAGCGAAGAGGAAGGCAGGAAATGATTTCAGCGGCAGAACACCCGACCTCAACCGGAAGCCACCACGGTTTCCGGTTCTTTTTGTCTTCTTTTCGCGCCGCAGCATTCCCGTTCGGCAAGCATATTGTCGGATATACTCATATACTGTCTCAAGGAGGTGCTGAAATTGTTTTACTATGACGTACAGCCGGGAGACAGTCTTTCCAAAATCGCCGGTTATTTTGATGTCGGCGTGCAGGATATTTTGGCTTTAAACCCGAGACTTAATCCGAACGTGATTTACCCCGGACAGAGAATTATGATCCCAATCAGCAGAAACCTGTATCAGTTGTATCCCTGGTATTACCTCGACCCTTACGTTTTTATCCGGTATCCGCGCCGTTATTGGGACGACAGAAGGCGCTGGCCCCCCAGATGGCGCGACCGGGACAGATGGCCGGGACCGGACGGAAGGCCGCCCTGGGACGGAGGAAGACCCGGGCAGGACGGAAGACCGCCCTGGGACGGGGGAAGACCCGGGCAGGACGGAAGACCGCCCTGGGACGGAGGAAGACCGGGACCGGACGGAAGACCGCCTTGGGATGGGGGCCCCGGAAGAAACGGAAGGCCGCCCTGGGCCGGAAGATAGGGAGCAGATACGGGAAAGGATCCGAGCGCTGCCGATTTGCGCCGCGGCACTGCAAAGCGGGGGATCGACTGTTCCCTTTCCGAAAACATGTGATTTAGTTCAAGGGCTGAAACATAAAGAAAGCCGCCCTTCTCCCGGATGAAACCGGCAGAAGGGCGGCTGAGATTTGTATTATTTACAGGATTTACAGGGCTTTTTGGCGCAGGGTTCCTCGCGCCTGACGCAATGCTGCACAAGAAAAGTTCCGAGCTCGTGTTCCTTCAGGCTTTCCCGTATCGCTTCCTCAAACGTATCGTAGGCTCCGATCACCCTGCCGACTTTGATGGAGATGTATTTTTGCGGATACTTTTGATACAGCTCCTCAAAATTCTCTTCGAAGAAATCGTAGTTTCCCAGGCAGATTGCTTTTGCCACTTCGAAAGCAATTTTGCGTTCCATTCCTGCCCCCTTTTCCCGAGCGCCGGCTGCGCCCCGACCAAAGCGGCGAAGCGGTTATAGGCTCGGCAAATCCGGCTTCTCCTCTTCTTCCTTATTAAAATATATCGTGATTTGCGCGCGCGGTTTTAACGCTTTTTATTCCCGATAGAAATGGCAGGGAGCCCGTACCGCCTGCAAGCGGTTTTTCGGCATATTTCGCCATATTGCGGGGCGTATTACGCAAGAGACTCCGGGGGCCTGCCCAAGGGCAAGCCCCCGTTTTCTCACACCGCCCCCGCCAGCTTGCAGATCAGCGCGTCCAAATACGCAATCGCCCCGCTGTTTTCCAGCCAGTACTCCGGCACGCCGATTACGCCCCGCTCCGAGAGCTTTTTCACCGCTTTCTCAATGTCCGTTTCAGCCGTTCCGGCGCGCGCCGCCTTCTCCGCGCCCTTGAGGATGAGCTTGTCCAAATATTTGACCTCGTCCCAGTGCGCCATCCAGTATTCCGGCGAGGAGATCACCCCAAGGCGCGTAAGCTTCTGCAGCGCCGGCCATACCGGCGGCCAGAAGCAAAAGTAGCAGCGCACCTCGGCCCGAAGGACGGAAAGCGGCGCTCTCGCGCGGTTTGCCGCTTTGCTTGCCGGGTCGTGGATCAGTACGTTTGAGCCTTCGCAAGCATACCACAGGATGTAATGCCCGCCCGTCGTCCAGCGCCCCGGGCCCATGATGCAAACGACGAGGCCGCCGTCTTTGACGCAGGAGAACGCCGCGCTATGGCTTCCGGTCTGCAGGAAGGGGAGCTTGTGCCTTTCCGCGAAGCCCTGAAAGAGCGCCCAGGCCGTCCCGTTGTCGGCCGTGCGGTAGCCGTTTTCAACCGCCCAGGCCGCCGTTTCCACTGGCGTAATCGCGGGGTCCAGCCATGTCGCCGCGATCATGGCCGCGCAGGCGGGCCCGCAGCCGGTCCCCCCGATTGTCGCCTTCGACTTCCCGACGGCATAACGGACGGCCTTCCACCGGCCGTCCGTTTGCATGTAATAAGCCGGCCGCTTAGCCATCGTCCTGCTCCCCGACTGCTTCCATAGCTTCCTGCGTGCCCTCGATTGCTCGCTTGACCGCGGCGGCGTCAATTTTCCCCTCGGTGACGATGTACGTCGCGACGGACACGATTGCGGTAATTGCCCCCGCCACGGTCGTGATGTCGGACGCGTCCACGCCGAGCGACATCGCGATGCCGGCAGCCACGCCGGCGATTGCAAGCCACAGCTTGCGGCTGGAGAGTTTTCTGAGAATGGTTTGCATGCTTTCAACCTCCTTGTTCCGTTTCTTCGTCCGGGTTTGTTTTGAGCTGTGCCATGGCCGTGTCGTGGACGATTCCGCCGGCCGTGTTTTCCTTTTTGGATTTTTCGAGGTAGAACCCCGCGGTCACCGTAACAAAGCCCGCGCTGGCCGGGATGAGATAGATAAGCGGCGCCGTGTCCCGCAGCACGAATACGGCCGCGACGGCGACTGCCCCCACGGCCATAAAAAGAAGAACGCTCCACCAGAGAAGCTTTTTGGACGTCGGCACCTGCTTTTTACTCATATCCTCCCCCCTTTCTGCGATTGAGATAATCGTCGATTCGTTTGTGGGCCTGCTTTGCCGAAGCTTCCACCTCCGCCAGCTTAATTTCCATGGGGTTTATTTTGCTTACCGTCTCCTTGATGTACTTGATGTCCGTCCGCATTTCCGTCAGGTCGCTGACCTTGCCGTTTTGCCGCCTCAGGAGCGTTCCGCAGCCCACCAGCACGGCAATCAAGATGCTGGCCGACTGGACGGCCGACAATAATTCGCTGATTTCCACGCATTCGCCTCCTTTTCCGCTTTTGTTCTTCGTTTGCCTGCCCCTTGCCTGTCCCTTGTCTTCGAAACCATACGGCTTTCCAATAGATTGACATTTTCAGGAACCTTTGCTATATTGTTGTCAGACGGCAGTGCCTTATCGCCGGGTAACTCGCTTTTTAGCGCTCCCGGTCTTGAACGTTAAGGCATTGCCGTCTTCCGTTATGACTTTGTGCGATAGCAATCTGTCTATCTGGTATTCCATCCCTTCTCCCAGGTTTTCACTTATCACAGATTTCAATATTCTCCCGACGACCTTCGCTCCTTCCGTTGTCTTCGCCCATTTTACGATTCCCGGCGGCAGTTTCTTCATGTAATTCGCCGCCGCCTTCGAGGAGAGCGCTTTTGACGCGGCAAAGCCGCCAAGTCGGTTCATGCCGGCAACCCCCTTTTATGCCAGATACGGCGTGTAATCGAGCCCGTAGTATTCCATCAGGGCGATAAATTCCTCTTCCGGGAGCGAACCGTACCGAATCGCGGCAAGAAGCGGGCGCAGTATCGTTTCGGTCACGTCTCCGCCGCGCGCCGCGTTGGCGTCAAGCTGCTCCTTCAAACGCATCGCGTTGTCGCTCAGCTTCGTTGTCCCGCCGCCCTTCGTTTGTAAATACCCCATCCCGGCAAGCGTCTGGTTCGCCTCCTCCGGCGTCAGAACCCCGCTGTTTACCAAAGCGTTGATCTCGCTCACCGTCAGAGCGGTGTCTTTCGTCCCGCTCGTTCCGCTTTTCCCCGACTGGTTGATCTGCGTCCAGCGCATCCGGTTTTCCTCTTCCAGCTGTGCCGCGGCCCTCGCCGCCGCCTCCTGCTCCCTGATCTTCCTTTCCCGTTCCGCTCTGAGGTAAGGAATCTGCCAGTCGTCGGATGGATCCCCGTTGTTCGCCACGCGGTCGATCTCCGCCTGGTAGTCCGCGTAGAACTGATCCGTGTTGCCAATCCACTCCTGCCTTGCCCGCTCCTCTTCCTCCCGTGCCCTTTGCTCGTCGCTCTTGAACTTGTTCATGTACTCGGAAAGGAAGGAAATATCCCGCTCCTTCGAAGCGGAGTAAAGATCCTTCTGCAGCGCGTTGGCAAGGTTCGCCGCGTTTGTGTTGTAGGTGTTTTTCAGGTTGTACCGCTGATTCTCGATATCGAGGTTCGCCTGCGCCTCGGACTGGTTCAGGCTGTTCAGCGTCCCCTGCAGCCCCACGTTGCGGTAGATTTCCGGCATGCCGCCGGCGCTGCCCTTAATCCCCCTGGCAGCCATGTACTGGGCGAAGTTCATCGCCCCCACGTCGGAGGCTGCCGCGGCTTCGTTTCGCTTCTTGTAGTACGTGTCCTTCAGCCCGCTCTGCCGCGTCCCGAGGTCAAGAAGGGAAGAATCCAAGGCGTTCTTCATGTTCGCCAGCGAGGTTTCATACGTGCTCTGCAGGCCTCGTATGGTGTTCTCGTACTGGGCGTCGAGCAGGTCTTTATAGACGTCCGTGTAGCCTCCGGAGGAGGAAATGGACGACCTGCCGGAGGAAATCGGCGTACTGCCCGGGCTCGGCCCGTAACCCGCCCCTGGCGCGTAGGTGGGTTCGTCTTGCTTTGCACCAGTTTCCTCCCCTTTGTAATTCGCGATATAGTTGAGCGCCTGGTTGTAAATATCGTCGTAGGCGTACTGTTCCAGCCCCGGCGTGCCCGTCGCCTTCTCGACGCGCTCCTTCGTCGCCGACGCCACGTCCTCAATCGAAGCGCCCGAAGAAATCAGGTCGAGTATCTTTTCCCCGATGTCCGTGCTCTGACTGTACTTTGCCATAAAATCATCTCCTTTTTTGAGCATGAAAAAGCGCCCTCTTTCGAGAGCGCTTTTCGTATGAAGTTAAGTGGTTACGCCGCCAGGTCTTTCCGGATATTGTTGATAGGTACAATATAATTTCGGGAGTTATCGTCGCTTCCCCCGTCTACTATTCCGATCAGTTCTCCTTGTTCGTTAAATACCGCTCCTCCGGAACTTCCTCCGGTCGTATTCGCTGTCGTAACGAAAACAGCCAAACCGTCAAATCTGCTGAATCTCAGTACTTCCCCGCTCGTAATTACGTTCTTTTCTCCGTGCGGGCTGCTGATAATGTAAACCGTGTCGCCAACTTCCACTTCGTCGCTGTCTCCGATCTTTACCGGCTTCACGCTCCGGTCCGGCGGGGTGAGTATCGCCGCGTCCTGTTTGACAGATTCCTGCGCAAGCGCGCATTTTACATATTCCTCGCTGTCGTCATAAACCACCGCGTATTCGTTTCCCTCGTCTATGGCGTGCTGGCAGGTGAGGATCTCGTCATAGTCGATCAAAACCCCGCTGGCCCTCGTTCTATATACCCCTCCGCTGCCGTTGTACACCATCACGCAGCTGTCCTTCAGCGCCTCGAGGTCTATGGTGTTGATTTCAACCTGCCGCTTCTCCTCGTTCCATTGGATATCCACGCCCAAGGCCTCGGCAATGGCCCGCAGCGGCAGCATGGTCGAGCCTTCCCAGTTCATCGGCACGGCCCCGTCAAACTCCATCGCCGTCCCGTTTACCACAATGGGATACTCCGCCGAGGAGAGCGTATAGCTCACCGTCGCCGCCCCCGTCCCCGCGAGCAGCATTGCCGCAATCATAAGCGAAAAGAGCCGCTTTTTCATCTCCTTCACCTCATGGATATCTTATCACATAATGGTGATTATTGTCAATTCCGGCAGCTTCCCGCTTACAGATCCGCGTCGGCAACCAACTTCGATATCTCAAAACCGTTCGCGCCGGATATATTATGGTTGATAATAAACTGCCTGGTATCGCCGCCATATGCCAAAGGCGCAATGTTATGGGTTTTAGACCAGTCCGGATTTACGACGCTTATCTTATTCAAATTCCCTTCGTTATCGTAAAATGCGACGGTCGGGTTGACGCGTTTTTCCTCTTTGTATGTGAGCCGCATGGTATGTATGCCGCCGGAGGAATCAAGCTGACCGGTTGCTGGAAATTCTTCATAGTACCACCGGCACTTGCGCAGTTCTTCCCTGAAATCCGCCGGCGGGTCATACGCAAGGGTGGATAAACGGATCGTTGTCTGAATGGTCTTGTCCTCGTGCTGCCACAGGTCCAATAAATACGGCGCCTTGTATTTGTAGTCCTTCGTCTGCGCGTCCGTAACCGCGCCGGTGTCCGACAGCGCGTCCATAATCGCCACCGACATGTTGAAGATTTCCAATCCCGTGTACGCCATGGTTTTTCACCCCTTCCAATCATTGGTTAGACAAATATTGACAGGATTATACCCGCAGGTTCCGTTTTTTCGCGGGAAAAAGGAACGTCCCGCGGCTGACCGGGGACGTTCCTTGTATGAATGAAAACATATGCGGTTTCTTTGCACCGGCCGGCGCGGGTTATTTAAGCCACCTGTTGAAGTGGTCGATCATATTGTCCACAAACGTTTTGCAGATGGCGTGGGGCGCGCCCTCCTCCACATAGAGCTTTACGTAAAGCTGGTTGGGGTTTGCGGCGAGCGACTCATAGAGCGCGATAGAGCCGACGGGATCGATGCTCTCGTCGGCGGAACCGCACTGCAGCAGGATCGCAACGTCCGACATCCGGTCCTGACGGGAGAACGAATCTGCCTCGCGCAAAAACTCGGAAATTTCCTCGATGGAGGCGTTCGCCGGTCCGATTCCGGCTGCGGCGCTGAAGGTATGATAATGAAAGCCGCTGCCGTCCGGGGTAATGTGCCGGAGGGTGTCGGCGGTGGTACTCATGGGCGCCGTGGCGACGGGGTGGTATTTCCCGTGCGTAGTATAGTAATGGGTCACGCTGCCGCCCATGGAGAAGCCGGTGATGCCTAACTTCTTGGTGTCCGCCTGCGGGACGTCCTGAAAATGCTCGATCACCAGATCGATATCCTTTGCGGTTTCCATCTCGATCTGCATGGGACGCAGGGGAGGCTCGTCGGCGCGCTCGCCGTGCGCGTAGGCGTCGATGCAGACCGCGAAGAAGCCTTCCTCGGCCAGCGCGTAACACTTCTCCTTCGAGGTGGCCTCCTTGTTTTCGTACAGGCCGTGCAGAACGAGGACGAACGGTTTTTTTACGCCGTCGTCCTTGTAGGCGGCGTAGAGCGGCACACGCCCGACCCGCATTTTTTCGAACGTGATTTTGGAGCCGTCCATTCCCATGCCGTATACGTTGTGGATGATGCTTGGGCTCCAGCAGTCCGTGAGCCACGGGCCGGACTCCCAGCGGGCGTGAAGCGCATTGTATAGAATACGCGCGGCGAAATCTCCCGTAAGGGGGCGGGCAAGATTGCCGGGTTCGGAAATTCCCTCCAACAGTCCGCTTTTCCGGGCTTTTTCCAATGAATCGGCGGGTGTATCTCTTTGATCGACGGCATAGCCCATCGCCCTGTTCATCATGAGGAGGAACTGCCCGACTGCGCAGGGTTCGTCCGCGCGGAAATCCCCGCCGCCGTATACGCTCCCCTTTTCTCGGCTTTCGGGGGCGGCGGAAGAGGGACCGGTCAGCAGGCGGTGAATCGCGTTTGCCGCCTGCGCCCGGGTGAGGACGGCCGCGGCTTCAAAACCGGACGAAATAACGCCGATTTTCTTTAGGAGGGCGGCCGCGCGGGGCAGTTTATCCGGGTCGATCACAGACTCTTTCATATTGTTTCTCCTTCTGCATGCTTTTCTTACGATTTTTACACACCATGCAAAAGAAGTCAATCCAAAGCGGGGAAAGGGCTGCCGGCGTCGGCACCTCCTGCTTGGACATGGGAAGACACCCCTCAGCCGGCTTCGCCGACAGCTCCCCTCAAAGGGGAGCCCTGAAACGTACGATCTGACAGCCGGACACGACAGCAAGCGCTCCGCGTTTTTCGCTCTTTGGCGAGCCGCAGAGAGTATTGTGCTCCCTGCGGCTCGCCTGAATTATTTCTTTTACAGCTGAATCGCTGCGACCGTGACGGAGGAAGTCGCGGAAAGTTTGAGTGTGAACTTCCCGTTCTCCCCGAACCGGGCCGATTCCAGCGGCCCGATAACCTCAACCGCTCCGGCCGCGACGGAAACCTCGAGATCTCCCTCTGCTGAGCAGATTCCGCTCCCGGCCGTTACGCTTGCGGAAACGGCATCCTCGCCTCCGTTATTCACGATGATGCACATCCGCTCGTCCTTGCTGATTGCGATTGTCTGCGAGGCTTCGGCCGCCGTCGTTGTCAGCGCCACGCCGCCGTTTTTGACCGCTTCGGTCTTGACAATGTCCGCCATGATGCTTCACCTATCCTTTCTGCCTCTGGCGCCCTTAAGCTTCCGTTCCGACCGCGGCGTCGAACAGGAAGACTTCCTTCGGCCGCACGATCTTCTTGCCCCATACCTGCAGGGCCTTCACCGCGTCGCCGAAGCGCCGCTCCGGACGATATCCGACGGTTTCCGTCAGCTGCACGGCAAGGGAAATGCCGGCCTTCGTCCGCGCCAGGCACTTGTAGCGCGAACCGGTGTACACCACGTTGTTCGACTCGGAAACCTCGATGCCGTACAGGCGCTTGGCTACCTCGCCGTTGTCGATGACCTTGGAGTTGTCCGTGTCCTGCGCAATCCTCGCGAGCACGAACTTCGTATAGATCGCCGGCGCAACCTCGAGATAAATTGTCTCGGAGTTCGGCACGTTGGCTTCCTTGAACTTCTGCCGGATCTGCGCGAGGTAGTCGAAGACGTTTTTCGACGTAACGGCAGCCGTGTGCGCGTCGATGGTCTGCGCCGCGGAGATCTTACTGTACAGGCCGAAGATATCGCTGTCGATGTCGTCGGCCATCTTCAGCCCGAGCTTTCGCTGCGCCTCCGCCATGAGCTTCTGGTTCGCCTGCGCCTTGTCGATGTCGTCAATCGCGACGTGGCAGTATTTCGCCATGTCGATGTCGAGCCACTGGGCTTCGTCTGTCAGCTCGTCGGGCTCCTTGAGGTCCTTGTTCCGGGCGTAATCGTAGGAAGCGACGTCGCCGACGGTGAGAATCTTCACCCGGTCGCCCTTCTCCTTGATCTCGCCCTCATAGTCCCGGTTGCAGTGCGCAGCCGCGACCATAACCTTATCCCGTTCCTTGAGGATCCCGGCCGCCCATATTTCAGGGAAAAAATTCGCTACGGACATGTTTCAATCATCCTTTCCGGGGTTCATTTCTTGCCCCATAGATTCATGGATTTCTTCAGGGTTTCATAGTTCTTCAGGACCCAGTCCTGGTTGTTCCGGTTCTGCTCGAAGACCTCCCGGGATATGTAGTCCCCCGTAACCGGACCGGTGGATTTCACGCTCCCCGTGGAGGCTCCCGCGCTCTGGGCGTTCGCCGCCTGCGCCTGCTGCTGCTTCATGCTCTGGCGGAAAAGATAGTTCGTCATCGCGTCGGAAAGGTTTCTGCCCTCCATGCCCTTTGACTTCAGCCACTTGTCCGCCTCCGCGAAGACCTCCGGCGGAATCGCCTTCCATTTGTCTTCGCTCGCGTAGTCCGGGAAGTCCTTTAGAAACTGCCCGAACATGTTTTTCCGGCGCGCTTCCGCTTCCATCGCCTGCTGCTCCCGCGAGCGCGTTTCGTCCGCTTCCCGCAGCCGACGCTCAATCTCGTCCACCTTGGCAAGCTTCCTAATCACGTCCTCCGGCAGCCCCTGCTCGCGGTAACGCTCCATAAGCTCCTGCTCGCGCAGCGCCTGCTCGTATTCGGCCTCCGTCGTGATGGGTTTCCCGTTCCAGACGTAGCCCTTTTCGGCAATCTTGCGGTCCCGCTCCTTCTGGTACTCTTCCCGGGCGGCCTGGGCGGCTTCCTGCCGCGCCCGTTCAACCTCTTCCCGCAGCCTGCGGGCAAACGCCTGCGTCTGCGTGATGCTCTCCGGGTTCCCTTCCGGTTCCTTCCTGGCCGGATTCTGCGCCGGATTCTGTTCCGGTGTACCTGGGTTGGCGAAGCCCTCCGCCCCCTCCGGAGCGGCATTTGCAGCCTGTTGCGGGGCGGCGACCCCCTCCGGCGCGCTTCCCGCGTCGGCATTCGCAGCCGGTGCCGATTCCTCGGCGAAAAATTGCAGACCTATGTTTTTAAACATGCTATCTCTCCTTTCCCGTTGGGCGAAGGCGGGTGATTCGCAGCCCATAATTTTTTCATGATGTTAGATTTCTATCACATTTTCCGTTCTCATTTCATAAATCTGTAGTGGAAGGCTCTCCTCTCGCTTTCCGTTGTAGCCTAAAACATAGTCGGCTGGCGGATGTATTTCGTAATCCACGAAAGACATCTCTAACCATTGGGGGCGTCTTCGCCCCCAATGGTCATTTTTATGCGCCCGCTCCGGGCACGGCGGTGGCTGCGGGCGGAGGAATTGGGGCAAAAGAAAAACCGGCAGGAAAATCCTGTCGATTGTTGTGTTGATTCCCAATATTTGGGGTGATATAATGAGATTGCCAGTCTGTTGGGAGGCGATACAGGATGTCCTTCGGGGATTTCGGCAATTTTGAAAACTGGACTCCGGAAGAGCATGCGCTCAATAAAATGGCATACGACGAGGCGCATAAAAAAGGCGGCGGAGGTTCCGGCGGAGGCGGCGACAACAACTCCGGATGTTCCGTTTACCTACTGATTCCTTTTCTCGTAATTCTGATTCTTCTGTTGCTCTGCTGCAACTTTGACTGACGGGCTGTATGTGTTATAGGGAAGGCGCGCCGAGACCGGCGCGCCTTATCTTTACGGAAAGCGGCAGAAGGGTTTGCGTAGTTTTGGCTTGCGCTTCTCCACCCCTCAGTCGCTTCGCGCCGGCTCCCCTCAAGGGGAGCCTTGAGGGGAAGGAAGCGGCGGACCGCTGAGAGCAGCGGCCCCTACAAAGCTTTGCGCTCCGATGGGACGGGAACAAGGAAAAAAAACGGCGCGGGATACGCAAGAATCACCCCACCTTGTTTCTCACAACCTTAACGACCTTCGCCGGGTCGTTGAGATCCTTCCCGCAGAAGTTGTCGCATTTCGGGTTCACGCATACGAGCCTCATTTCGTGGAAGACCTCCGTTGTTCCTTCCTCACTGAAGAACCTGCTCCCCGCCACCATCAGCGGCATTTTGCACGCCGGGCACTCCATCCGGTATCCCTCCTATCAATTTTTTCACCGCGGTTTCGTACTGCTCCGGGTTCCTTTGCCGCAGCGTCTCAAGCCGCAGTTGAATCTCCGGCGGAAGCGATTCCACAAACCGCGCCATCAGCTTGTAAAGAATCTGCCTGTCCTCGTCCTGCCTGTCGATCTCGTCGATCAGCTCCTGCTTCTTCGGGATAAATCCCTCCGGCGCGCGTTCCAGATACTGCCGGAACGTGATATGGTTCGCGCCCAAGAGGTTTTCCAGCGTAATCGCGCTCGCTTCCTCGGAAAACTGCGTCGAGGCCCCCACGTCAATCCGCAGGCGGAACGCCGCGTCCCGGTACCTTGTCCCGTCGTACGGAACGAGAAGCGTTTTGCCCTCCCGGTTCTTAACAGGCAATATCCGCTCCGCGCCGTATTCCCCCTGCCAGAAGTCCAGCCAAATAAGCCCGATGTCCTCCACCCACTGCCGGAACCTTCTCCGCACCGTCGCAAGCGGCATTGTGGAAGCCTTCTGCAGCGCGAGGATGCCGCTCGCCGTCTTCGTCACCGACGTGTCGCCCAGCGCCGTCTCATTCGCCCCCGCCATGTCCTTCGTCGTCTGAATCAGCGTTTCGAAAAGCTGGACCGCGCTGGACGGTATCCCGTTCTCCGAGGGCTTCAGATACGCCGCGGCGTTTGTGATCTCTCCGTCAACCGCAATCGCCTGCGTGATGTCGTTCGACCATTCGTCGATCCGGCTCTGGTCGTAAATCGGTTTCGGGTAGGCGTTGAGCATCGTCCAGAGGACGGCCGTCGCGAGCTGCTTGTTGATCGCGATATTGTTCGGAATCAGCGAAGTCGCCTCCGCCTCCCCGTGGCAGCTGTTCTTTCTCAGCTTCCAGTTCATCACCGCAACCGGGTACCGCTTCCGCCCGGTGTTCCAGTCCGGCCGGACTACCGCGCTGCGGACCGACTTTCGCGCCATGATGATGGTTTTTTGTTTCATAAGCGGCTGCCCCATGGGATCGAGCACCGGCTGTCCCATGGCGTCCGTTTCCGGCTCCTCGACATACTCCCGCCACATCCGCAGAAGGACGGTGCACTTTCCGCCCTCCTTGGTTCCGGAGCAGTGTTCGTCTCTGGCGCGGTCCCCCGCCTGGTATTCCGTTTCCTCGTCCGCCGTGATGTTCTGCAAATCGGATTCCGAAGCGCCGTACCGCATGGCCTCGCGCTTGATGTCCTCCACCTGCTTGCGGAAGGCGAGAATAATATACGGCTGGATCGGCCCCTTCTCGTCGTTCGGGCGCGGGTCCGTCGTATCGCCGGGGAAGTAGTTGACGTTGTCAATCAGCTCCTCGGATATGTCCCCCTTCGCGCCGTTCCCCGCGTCAATCGTTTCGTTCCAGTAAAAATACGCAATTGCGTCTCCGGAAAGGGCTGCGTCCAAAAGCGCCCGCTCGTTGAGCGAATCCTGCTTCAGACGCTCCCAGGTCGTCTTGGCATAATCCGTAAAGAGTTGCGCGACCTTCTTCATCTCCTCCGGTTCCCGGTTCCCGTTCGCCGCAGTCTCGGCGGAGAAGATCATGGAAAGCGGTTCGCTCATCACCTGGACGACCTTCCAGTTCACCACCCGCTCGACCAAGGGGAGCATCACCTGCGGCAGGCCGGCGGTGTCCACGCCCTCCCAGTGACGCCCCGCGTAAAACCGCTCGTTCCGGTTTACCGTGTGAAAGAGTTTGATTCTCGTTTTATAGGCGATTCCCTCGAGGTAATCGTCCCAGTCCCGTCTGAACTCATCCATGCTTTACGCCCTCCGCCCTTGCCTTCTCGTCCGGCAGCCATCCGTCGTACGCCATCATGTTCTCGTGCGCCTTCATGAGCTCGTTTCGCTCCGCTCTTGAAACCTTCGCCCTCCGGATCGCTCCCACCGGATCCAGCTTCGCGGGCGGCTGCCCTTTCGCCGCCTGCATCCCCAGCCGCAGCCCCGTGCGAAAGCCGATATACAGGCATAAAAAAAGCAGGATCCCGATTCCCGCCGCAATGAATATCACTTCCATGTTTTTTCTCCTTTTCCTCGGTTTCTTTTCCCCTTCCTATCTGGGGTCATAGGGGGCCTTGCCCCCATTACCTTCGCAGGGCGGGCATTGCGGTAAGCTCAGCGGCCGTTCCCCTGGACCTCGTTTTTCCCCGTCGCCGTTTCCCGTCCTATCTGGGGTCATAGGGGGCCTCAGCCCCCTATACCTCTGCTAAGGGCGGGCGGGAATAGATATCAGTCCCAGCCGCCTTTGAAAAAGTCTTCCGTCACGCCGCCGAATATGCCCGGCTTCGGCTTCTCGGACGGGAAATTGTACTTCCTGACCGGCTTTTTCTTCTCCTCGCGCCATTTCCGGCACTCGCGCTCCAAGGCATAGCGCACCGCGTCGATTGTGTGGTTGTTCCGGTCCGGAAACTCCGGAATGAGATTCCCGTCCGCGTCGAAGTCCAGCTCGTAGCCGTAAAACTCCCGCCAGGCGTTCGGACAGCGGTCCGGGTCGATGATAATTTCCTCCATGTCCTGCAGGAACTTGATTCCGTATTCCACGCTGTCCGCGCCCTTCTTCACGGCAACAATCCGCATGCCGTGCTGCCGCATCTCCCCGATAAACCTTGCCGCCGCGCTGTCCGCGTATACGGTTTCGTTGTTCGGGTTGAGCTCCAGAATCTTCTCGAAGGCCTTCCGGTTCGAGATCCCGGCACCGTAAACCTCGCCGAAGAGATATACCCTCCTGTGCTTGCTGTCGTAGGCGACGTCGATATACGCCAAAGGATCGCTGGCGTAGCCCTCGTCGAGGCCGTGCCGGACCGTCCGGAACTCCGCGATTTCCGCATTTGTAATCTTCCGGGCGGCGAGGTTCGTGAACACCTCCGCGCCGGTCCCCGTCACCTTTCCAAGGTACTCGTGCTCGTAGGCCTCCGGCTTCGTCGCCTTGAGATACTCCGCGTCGACGATGAACTGCTCCCCCACCCATTCCGGCGGCATGTCTAAGTAGGTGCTGTGGTGACTTACCGTGTCCGGCCGGTTCCACTGCACCGGGTCGTTCACCCAGTTGCGCTGCGACTTCGGCGGGTTGTAGGAATAAAAAACGACGAACTTCCGTCCGCCGCGCACTACGCTCTGCTGGATGCTCCGGATCTTCTCCGGCCCCTCAAATTCGTCCAGTTCCTCAAACCACAGGTATTTGATATACCCCTTCGAGACTTTGATGGACTTTACCTTCTTGACCTTGTCCGCGCCGCGGAACAAAATAACCTGACCGGTCGGCTTGTATTGGATGCGCATCGGGTTTCTCGTCGTCTTCCACAGGTGCGAAACCTGCAGCGCCTCAATCGCCCAGACCAATTGCCCGTATACGGACTCGTACAGGTTGATCGCGTGCCGGCGGAATACCGCCGCGTTCGTGTGCTCTCCCCGCTGCGCGTCTTCCATCATGCCGATAATTATCTCGCTCGCCGCGAAGGTCGATTTCCCGGAGCCGCGTCCGCCGTCGAGCTTATAGTACGTGTGATCTCCCTCGATAACGTCCCAGTGCAGGCCGTAAAACGCCGGGGGAATCACATCCGTCAGGTTACTTCGCGTCTTTGGGGATATCATTGACTATCAGCACCCCTGCGTTTCCGGGCAGACCGCCCTTATCCGAAAACATGCCAAGGTGCTTTCCAAGCAGCTCCAGCGCCTTCAGCTTGTCCGCCAGCCGTATCTCCCATTCCGTAATCTCTCCCTCCGCCGTCGGGATCGTTCTGACCTTGGTGAAAACGATCGCCGCGGTGTCGTCCCGCAGCGCTCCGGGATTGATTGAAGCCGTTTTCATGTCGATCAGGTCCGCGGCATTGGCAAAGGCGATACGCGCCAGCTCCCGGATAACGCGATCCCGGTCGATGACCGTCCGCTTGCAGCGCTCGTCCATCAGTTCTTTGATACGCGCTTGTATCAGGGGGTTTTTCATGTTTTTATGCGCGGCGTTATAGGCATATTTCGGATTGTAGCCCACCCGGATTGCCGCCTGCGCGGCGTTTAAGTCCACGAAGTATTCCTGGACAAAGAGTTCCTGCCTGTTTGTCAGCCCGCTCATGCTGCACCGCCTTTCTTCCTAAATAACGTGTTTTCTTCTTTTTCTCCTTCCCAGATGAACTTGCCCCTCGGCCCGCCGGTTGGCGGGGCCCGGGGCGGGGCGGAAAATCTGCCACAGAGAGCGGCCGGCCGGAGGGATTTTCCGCTTTTCGCCGCCCGCCGCAAACACAAGAAGAGCGCCCGGCTTCTCCCGCCGACGCTCTTCTCAGACACTTATTGATGATATCAGTATAACGCCTTTTTTTGAAAAATCAATGACACAAAACTGACATGTTTCAGATCCCGAATTATGGCGATTAATGTCGTATAAGGTTGAATCAAGGCGACTGCGAATGCGCCTTCAGTCACCGGTAAGAGTGCAGGTTCATCCTCGCGCGGGGATAAGCGGATTCGTATTTCTCGATTTCCACGCACTTTTTCCCCTCCTCGGAAAGGCGCGTTTTCATCCGCAGATTTTCTTCCCGCAAACTATGCAATTCACTTTGAAGCGCACGGAACTTCGCGGATATTTGCCGCAGCTTTTCAAACAATTCGTCGTCGCCGGCCTCCGCGGCGTTTTTCATCAGCTCTTTTATCGTTTCCAATCCATAGCCTCCTCCCAATCGCTTTTTTTCCATTATACCATAGATTACCATATATTTCCATATGCTTTCCGATGTTTTTATAAAAGAAGAGAGCGCCCGGCCTGGCCGCAGCGCTCTTATGGGGAAGATGTGCAAAAACACGGGCGTCGGCTTTTTCGAAGGACTCAGCCGCGGGGGATTTCAGTGTTCGGGCGCTTTCCTGTAGTTTTTCACGGCGTTTACAAACCAGATGAGGACGCAGGCGCCGAAGATGGAGACAAAGAGACTCCAGATATTGAAGCCGGTTATGCCGTAGCCGGTCAGCAGGTTCATGACCGCGCCGCCGGCCACGCCACCGATGACACCGTATACAATATTCTTGCCGAAGCCCATCTCTTTGTTGCGGCCGGTAATGATGCTCGCAATCCAGCCGGCTATCGCCCCGATAATCAGCCAACTTAAGATTCCCATACAAGACCTCCTTTGGAGATTAGTATGTGGAATATTCCAAAGTTTTAAACAATACGCCCGTAATCCGCTTCTCAGTCGACAACGGCGCCGTAAAAGGCCCGAGCAAAACGGATGATGGCCTCGTCCCGCCAGCGAAACGCCGTCCGGATTTCGCAGTGTTCCCGCCTGGCCAGACGCTCGGCGCAATTGTTTCCGCCCGCTATGTACCACTCGTCTAAGGCCGCCCTGTCCCGGTCGTCCAGCACCGCCCAGGCGGCGTCGAACTGTTTGAGCCGGCGGCTTAGCTGCTTCAGCCTGCGCTCCTCGTCCATCTTTGCGGCAATAACGGTCAGCCAGCGCTCTTCCGTTTTGGTCCCGCCGCCCCGAACCGGATCCTTCTGCAGGCCCGGAATCCGCACATTGTTCAACTGTTCGGTCAGTTCGGCCAATCGTTCCCGGCAGATCCGCTCGGCCGTCCGCAGCTGCCCGACCTGCTGCAGTTCTTCCTCCGCAAGTTTCCGATAATCCATGTTTCTTCCCTCCCGGTTAAAATCAGCGGTTTGCAGTTTTCTGAAATCATATCCCGAGATTCTCGGGATATGCCGTATGATATCACGAGATTTTCGTGTTGTCAACCCCTTTTTCCCAAGATTCTCAAAATAATGTTGACGAATAAAAAATAGGGTGATACCATACGAAATTGAAGGAGTTGGATGAGAATGACGTTTGGGGATGCCTTGAAGCAGTGCAGAAAGGAAGCCAAAAAATCGGTTAAGGAAGTATCCGCGCATCTGATCGGCAAGGGATTCAAAGCTGCCGAAAACACGATTTACAGTTGGGAAAACGACAAGAGCCAGCCTACTCCCGACGCGTTTTTGGAACTGTGCAGGTTCTACGGCGTGCAGGACATTTATTCCGTTTTCGGATATGAGGGCGAAAATAAAAAGCCCGCCACAAACGATGACGAGCTTTTGGACCGGAACGTTTATTCCTTACTCAAACGGATTCCGAAGGAGAAGCTGGACGAGGCGGTTCGGTATCTTCTTTTTTTAGCATCTGACTCAGGAAATACCAAAACTTAA